TTCTGGCCACATTATTGAAGTATCTGATTTTGATCAGCTGATTTCCGGCTGGTATAAGGTGACAGTTACGCTATCACCGAACAGCGAGGTGTGATATGAGAAGCATTCCAGCAGAAATCAAGGCGAAATTGGAGCAACATTTGAAAGCGACTAGTAATGCTTCTGAAGAAAAACTAACAATTATAGCCACTCAGATGACATCAAATACCTTGCTATCAGAACCTATTCATGAAGGCGTACCTTCAAACTATGGTGATGTTGCTTTACGGCAACTTGAAGGTGAGACGGATATTTCTAAAGCCTATGCTGTATGTATTGATGAAGGAATAGCAAACATTTATGAACGCAGCTTACCTGCAGATATTAATACCCCATGGGTGTTAAGTTGGTCTCTGGGTGCTGCGACTGATGTAGGAATTGAGTTTCAGGGTGAGTGGGAGCTAAGCGCAGGGAAAGAGTGGTATTACCTTCAGACAGAACTATTTCCCTACTTGTTTTGGATCGAGGCAGGAAACCTGTACGTCCAGAAGTGGAAGGATGCCTCCACCAAAGTCTCATTAGATACTGGAGTAAGCGCCCTAAGTGTATGCAAAGGTTGGAATTCGAAGTCTTTTTCTGAACTAGATCAAGGACTTATTGTAGGGTATCTAAAAAGTGGGAAAGCATATTATCGAGCTTATTGCTACCAAACAGATGGAACTTACCTTTGGGAGCCTTCTTATCAAGTGACAGAACTTGGAGAAGGTAATACCTATTTATCAATTGTCCGAACGAATGATTTTCGGATCGGATTTGTTACTGAAAAAAATGGAATCATTCAGTGGACCTTATCCCATCGAAATTATGCGGGCATGAGTGTCAGACCAGAAACAGCGGGAGTTTCATTACGAAATCCGATTGTTGTACTGGATGATATAAAATACAGAAACATGCATAGTAAAGAAGGTATGAGTATGGAAGCGAAATACCTTTATACTTTCTTGGAACCACTTGTGATAGAAAACATTAGTATAATAAGTTTGGAAAAACTAAATCATACTGAGGATTTTTATAGCTACGGATATCGGCTATATCTTAATAAACCAATTCATGGTGTCTTGGGAAGTGACTTCCCGTCCATAGTTTCATTATCTGATAATACAAAAGTGTCGGAAGCGTATTACGAAGAAGAAAACCAAGCCCTTGTTTTGATCTTTGCAACTCCCATCAAGAGAACTATAAAGATAACAGTGACAATAGCTGAATACCGGTCGATGTATTACAACAGCTATGGGGAACAAAAACATCCGTTTCCTGGGGTATCTGCAGTTGCAGAAACGGAAGCTATCGAATGGGATACAAAAGAAATAGAGCAGACTGGTATTTCGTTAGGAGGAGTATCGATAGAAATAGATAACATTGAGTATAATTGGAATGCATTTTCGGAGGGTGTCGGAATATCCGGATATTCAGTAAGCGTTCAACTGGTGGCCGTAAGCAACCTGCCAATTTAAAGGAGGAGAATAACATGGAGGAAAACTTAAAGATCCATAACCGGTTTGATGTAAGTGTGGTAGACGCAGAAACCGGATTTGAAAAGCAAACAGCAGTGGCATATAACGTCGTTACCGATAACTTCTTTCGGTCTAGGTTACTTGGGTCACCTAGAGGCAGGACAGAGGATTTATTGACGTATATGTCATTTGGATCGGGAAGTGGCGTACCAGTAAAAACGGACACTACGTTATTTACCCATGTCGGAAGGAAGTATGTTACTACACTAGGAACGGTATTTGACTATCCGACCTCCTATACACAAAAAAGAATTCGATTGGAAGCCACAGAAAACGTGGGAGCAAATATAACAGAGGTAGGGCTTGAGGCTTCCTATAGGGGCACCTTTGATAATTACTATTATTTAATGACACATGCAATGTTACAAGATTCAGAAGGAAATCAGATATCCATTTTAAAGACAGATACGGATGTGATATACATTACAGCTACCTTTTATTGTACCACTACATTAAGTGGATTTGGGGAAGGAGCTATTTATCCTCCGGCAGACAAAAACATGTTAACAAATTGGATACTTACCGGAACCATGGACTCCAATCTTATGTTTTCTAGATTTCCGCTTTCGTCTTCAATTGAATTAGAACAGAAGTTTCACGGCTCTAAAAGTAATGGTCTTTCTAGTGGAACCGGAAACATGGATACACTGCGATTAGATGCTCCTGTGATAACATTCCTTGATACGGAATATAACAACCAGATCATTAAGCATATCGGTATTCCAGGAGCAGGGGCAGTTACCTTTCCAAACCACGATATTTTTCCGCCATATGCAGTAAACCAGATCGCTTTGGGTACGGGAGATGGGATATCCACAGCATTTAGTTTAAAAGCACCACTAATTATGTCAGGCAGTGAAACGATAATAGTTAATGGCGTACAGCAGGTAAAAGATGTGGATTATACCATTGACTATGAGAGCAATTGCGGAGATTGGTATGAGAATTATCACAGTGCAGCGTTTAGTTGTAAGGATACAAATATAGCCTTTGGAAACCTAAAGACAATAACTCCCTCATCAAATTATTATCGAGATCCTTTGGCCTGGTGGTCATTTTATGATAATACATTTTATCCATCCTATTGCGAAGTAACAAGTGAAATACCAATTTTGATTGACTTTAAAGAAAAGAAAGAATGTAACACCTTGAAAATCGAGTTGATATCCATTCCAACCACTCAGCTTGATAATTTGGTAATTGAATATTCTGATGATGGAGTAGTATGGGATAGGGTAAGTTCTACAAGAACAAATCAAATTTGGAAGTGGAATGTTGTTTCTGCTAGGTACTGGAGGGTGTATATACAAAATTATTCATGGATATATTCTTTATCAAATAGTCCAGTAACCAGAGATGGGAAGTCCTATGGCTGTTCTTTTTTCTTGGGAAAAACAGTGCCAGGACTTAAATTTACTTCGCCACCAGCAGAAGGAGCAAGTATTGAAGCAAGTTACTCCCTGGAATATCCCTTTAAAACGGCAAATAATTTGCTTCGGTTCGCTTTTTCCGTACAACTTCAAAGGGGGTAATAACTTGCAGATGACTTTTGAATACACACAGTCCCTAGGAACAGGGAGATCACCGGGAATGATTCATATGATGGACAATTCCTTACGTTTGATTTATCTAAATGATAATGGTTCGGTCTTGGGAAAAGTGGCAGTTCCTGAATTAGGCTTGTATGAGAATTTAACCTTTGAGGCTTTAGGCAGGGTATCTCCGGATCAAGGGGTTTCCCGCCCTAGCTTAAAGAAAGTAGCCCATTATGGAGCATATGGTTTTTGGAGTAGTGATGGAGACCACAAATTCATTATGTATATGTTACCCACTGATATTTCTAATACCCTGTACGACGGAACGTCAACCTATAGCATTGGATGTGACGTTTCACAGTTTACCGCAAGTTTTATAAATCAACAACAGAAGCTCTTAAACCGATATCATTCCTTAGTAACTCCTAACACCAGATTGGATATCTTTTATTCAATCGGGGGACAGGAATTAGCCCTGGGACAGTTTTATATTGATCGAGCTACTTGCAATTATCCAGATAACAAAATTTCCATCTCTGCAAGAAATAATATAGGGAAGTTATTAAAAGAGCAATACTTCGATGAAGATTGCATATTTGAAAATGCCACCTTACAAGATAACTTAGCGGAAATTATAAGCCTATCTGAGATCGAACAATTTTTTGTTTCTGATAGTACAAAGACATGGAAGTTAAAGTTTGAACCGCAGATGACTTTGCTTGATGGAATAAAACAGATACTTCTGCTTCTTCCACAATGGAAGATAGAAGAAACGCTAGATGGAACGGTTGGTATTGGACCTTACACCGATAGCAGGTTTGAACAGCCCAGTGTATACACTTTTTACAGAGATAAAACTTGTTTCAGCTATCAGGTGGAGTATGATGATTCCGATTCAGTCAGTAGGGTATGCGTTACCTGTAAAGAACCTGCAAATATTTTATATGCGTCTGTTCCATATCCTGTGTGGTGGGTACCTCCGGCAAAACGGACCATGTATGTGGAGGTTGCAGATGGAACCAATATTGCAGAAATGCAGGAGATAGCAACTGACCTCGCTCTATCCGTATCTATCTCTGGAAGAATGGAGAGTTTTGTGGGGATATTTACACCACATCTTATTCTTGGAGATGAGGTAAGAATGGTAGATACAAAAGGTAAAAAGGAAACCATCGGAACCGTAACAAGTGTAACACACCATGTTGGAAGAAGTGGATTTTCAACAGAATTTACAGTTGATAGCGGAGGTCGAAAGAAAAAAGCAAGGCTTTCCGATTACATTGCACAAGTAACGAAACAGACAGAGACAAAAGGAGTAACAATTTATTAAACTTGTGCGGCAGAGATTGCTGCCTTTTTTATGGGAAGGAGATAGGAATACAATGAAAAACTTATTAAGTGGGTTTCAGGTTTTCATTACGCTCATCGGAGGGTGGTTGGGATGGTTCATGGGAGGAGTAGATGGGTTTTTATTTGCACTAATTACTTTTGTCATCATTGATTATCTGACGGGAGTGATGGCTGGAATTATTGAGAAAAAGTTGTCAAGTGAGATTGGATTTCGAGGGATATTTAAAAAGGTATTTATTTTCATCATGGTAAGTATCGGTCATATCATTGACAGTAGAATTATTGGTAACGGTGGTGCGATACGTACTGCCGTTATTTTTTTCTACTTATCGAATGAAGGTATCAGTATTTTGGAGAATGCAGGAAGGATTGGACTTCCAATTCCTAAGAAGTTAAAAGATGTCTTGGAACAGTTGCAGGACAAGGAAAAAGAGTAGAAGGGATTTATGGGCATTTTTTATGGAAGGGAGATAGTATGAAGTTAATGAAAAAAATCTGTACAAAGTCAGATTGCTATAAGGCAGAAAAGACCATCGAGGTAAAAGGTCTGATGATTCATAGTGTTGGGTGCCCGCAGCCGAAAGCATCGGTATTCATGAAGAACTGGAATAAGCCGGGAGCAGGTGCCTGTGTCCATGCCATATTAGAACCAAACGGTAATGTTTATCAGCTACTACCTTGGAGTCATAGAGGCTGGCATTGTGGAGGGAGTGCAAATAAAACTCATATCGGAGTAGAAATGACAGAACCCAGAACGATTTCCTATTCCGACAATTCTGCATGGAAGAATACAGGTGATGGAAGCAATACCAGATCTCACATTATGGCTACTTACAAGTATGCAGTGGAGCTATTTGCTTATCTATGTAACCAATTTAGTTTAAATCCAATGGCTGAGGGAGTGATTATTTCTCACGCTGAGGGGTATCAGAGAGGCATAGCAAGCAATCACGGAGATGTGGAGCATATCTGGAATAAGTATGGACTTACAATGGCACAATTCAGAAATGACATCAAGGCAACCATGAACATCTCAGATGCTCACAATGGTGGTGATTTAAAACCGCAGGGACTAAAAGATTCTGGTGAGGCAATATCTGCAATTTCTGATCTGCCATATAGGGTAAAAGTGTCCATAAAAGACCTTAATATACGTAAAGGTCCCGGAACGAATTATAAAAGGACTGGCTATATTCTTGGCGAAGTATATACCATTGTTGAGGAAACTGATGGTAAGGGAGCTTCCAAGTGGGGCAGACTGAAATCAGGAGCAGGGTGGATTTCTCTTGATTATGTGACAAAACTTTAATTGCATATTGTAAAATTTAGCCTGCTGATTTCTCTTCGGAGATTTCAGCAGGTTTTTTTGAACAAAAATCCGTTCAAAACCGCTTTTACTGTCCATAGGGAATTAGAAGGATAAATCCTTAACGATTGGAGGTACGTTTTTTATGACAGAAGAACAAAAGTCACAGATTAAAAACTTACGTATAGACGGGTATGGCTACATTAGAATTGCTCAGGCACTTGGTATTTCAGAAAACACAGTAAAGTCATTTTGCAGAAGAAACAATTTGATTGGCAAAGCAGTAAAGATACCAAAAGAACAGTTACTAGTAGATGAGGGTAAACAGTTATGTCTTGGCTGCAGTATTGAAGTGGCTCAGAACTCAGGACGAAAAGTAAAGAAATTCTGCTCAGATAAATGCAGAATGAACTGGTGGAATAGACATCTGGATAAAGTGAATCGTAAGGCGGTGTATGAGTACACCTGTCCACACTGTAATAAGTCATTCACAGTTTATGGAAACTCCCATCGTAAGTATTGCAGCCATGAATGTTATGTGGCTGATCGATTTGGAGGTGGCCAGGATGAGTGAAGACCAGTTCCGAAGCGAAATGCTGTATCAGACCACAATGAGTCTTGTTAGATCGATGCTAGAAAAAGGTATGATTTCCGAAGAGGAGTACCATGAATTTGATACAATTATGCAGGAAAAATACCACCCGATTTTCGGCACATTATTCTCTGATATACACTTGCTTTAATAGGCTTTTAGAGTGATATATGTAATGGGAAGGAGTCAATATTATGCGGAAAATCAGCAAAATAGAGGTAGGTATACCGAAGATAAAACCAAAGAAAAAAGTTGCTGCTTATGCTCGAGTATCCAAAGATACGAAAGTGCTACTGCATTCCTTTTCAGCACAGATTAGTTACTATAGTACCTTAATACAGAAGAATCCAGAATGGACCTATATGGGTGTCTACGCTGATGAGGGAATCACTGGTACCAGCACAGAGAAGCGTGATGATTTCAAGCGTCTTATTGCAGACTGTGACGCAGGAAAGATTGATATTATTCTTACAAAGTCTATAAGCCGCTTCGCAAGAAATACTGTTGACCTCTTGGAAACAGTCCGGCATCTAAAGGATATCGGAGTTGAGGTGCGGTTTGAAAGAGAAAACATCAGCTCGATGAGTGGGGATGGCGAAATAATGCTAACCATTCTGGCATCCTTTGCACAGGAAGAAAGCAGAAGTATGTCAGAAAACATCAAATGGGCAATCAAAAAAGGATTTGAAAGAGGAAAGCCCCATGCAACGAGCAGAGCCTTTGGTTATGAATGGGACGGTGGGCAATATCAGATTGTTTCCGATGAAGCAGAGACAGTTAGGTTTATTTTTGAACAGTACCTTGCAGGAGTTTCCACACTACAGTTACCAAAGTTACTCATTGAAAAAGGTGTGGTAGGGGTGAATGGAAATCCACTAACTAGGGCATCCATCAAGGATATTATGCTTAATGAGATTTACATTGGAAACCTGTTGTTACAGAAAAACTATACTCCCAAGATAAGAAGGAAATCACGTAATTACGGAGAATTGCCAAAGTATCGTGTAGAAGAAGCACACGAACCGATTATCAGTAAAGAGTTGTTCCAAGCGGTGCAGAAGGCTCGTGTGGAGCGTGGTAAGACCGCATCAAATAAAAACAAACAGATTACTTGTTTTACTGGCAAAATACAATGCGGTAAATGTGGATATAAATGCAGTCGCAGGAACATTACACACAGCAAAACAACAGAAAGAACTTCCTATAAAAGATGGTTATGCAATGCTCGAGAAACCAAGGGAATGGATTTCTGCGATATGCAGCCGGTCAATGAAGACTTAATAAGAAAAGCATCAGCTTTTGTCTTGGGTGGAAAGGAGCTGGATGAAGATAGATTTCAAAAGGAGATCGATAAAATTTTAGTTTTTGATGATAGAATAGAATTTCATTTTAATAACGGGAAAATTAAGAAGTGGTCAAGGGATTATTCCTCAATGCCAAGGGGAAGAACCTGCTTCACAGGAATGATTAAATGTGGAAAATGCGGGTCCAACTGCATTAGAAATCCGATTGCCCACAGTAAAACAACTGTCCGAGAGTATTACAAAAGATGGACTTGTGATGGCCAGAGAAAATATAAAATGGCTTATTGTGATTTGAAGTCATTAAATGAGGATGAATTAAGAAAGGCTACAGCAGCCTTACTTGAAGATAGAGAAGATTATGAAGTTAGCTTCATCCAAGAGGTGGAGGAGGTCATCCTGTTTGATGACAAAGCCATATTTAATTTTAAGGATGGGAGGAACCTAGAATGGCAAAGAGAGTAACGACTATCCCAGCTACCATAAACATAGTTACTGCTCAGCCAATTGGTAAAGCGGAGAAACGAAGGGTGGCGGGATATGCCAGAGTATCAACGGATTTAGAAGAACAGCAGAGCAGTTATCAGGCACAGATGGATTACTATTCAAATTATATCCAAAGCCGAGATGATTGGGAGTTTGTAGGAATGTATAGTGATGAAGGTATATCGGCTACAAATACCAAACGCCGTGAAGGATTTAAACAGATAGTTGAGGATGCTTTAGAAGGAAAGATAGACCTTATCATTACCAAGTCGGTTAGCCGATTTGCACGAAATACGGTAGACAGCCTTACGACAGTGAGAAAACTGAAAGAACAAGGCATAGAGATATATTTTGAGAAAGAAAACATCTGGACGCTTGATGCCAAAGGGGAACTTCTTATTACGATCATGTCTTCCTTGGCACAGGAGGAAAGCCGAAGTATTTCTGAGAACACCACATGGGGGCAAAGGAAACGTTTTGCAGACGGTAAAGCAAGTGTAGCCTATAAAAGGTTTCTTGGTTATGATAGAGGACCCAATGGTGGATTTGTAATAAATGAAGAACAAGCTAAAACAGTAAGATATATTTATAAGTGTTTTCTTGAAGGAATGTCCTATTATACAATTTCTCTTAAGCTGATGGAAATTGGAGCTGGAACTCCTGGAGGACAAAAAAAGTGGCATGCAAAGACCATCGAAAGCATTCTTACTAATGAGAAATATAAGGGAGATGCACTTTTGCAGAAATATTACACAGTAGATTTTCTTAGTAAGAAGATGAAGAAGAATGAGGGTCAAGTACCTCAATACTATGTTGAAAACAACCACACAGCAATTATTGATCCAGCTACCTTTGATTTGGTGCAGGCAGAGATTATGAAACGAACCAATGGAAAGAACAGATACAGTGGTGTTGGCCTATTTGCATCAAAAATTAAATGTGGGCAATGTGGCAGTTGGTATGGTGCTAAGGTGTGGCATTCTAACAGTAAGTACCGAAGGGAAATTTATCGCTGCAATCACAAATTTAAAAACGACAAAAAGTGTGAAACACCGCATCTGACTGAAGAAGAAGTCAAGCAAGCTTTTATTTCAGCAGTTAATCAGTTGATATTGGAAAAGGAAGAGGTTATTACCAATGTAGAATTGGTTTGCCAGACCATATGCAATACAGAGAGTCTGGAACAGCATATTTCCACCTTGGAACAAGAACTTAGGGTGTTGGTGGAAATGGTCCAGAACTGCATTAATGAAAACGCTCACACTGCACAGGATCAGGAAAGATACCAGAAACGTTACAATGAATTGGCTACCCGATACGATGTACAAAAAGGTGAGTATGACAAGATATCGGATATGATAGTTAAAAAGAAAGCCAAGACAGAAATCCTGAAGGGTTTTATTAAAAGGCTCCAGAAGCAGGAACGGCTGATAGATGAATTCGACAAGGGCCTTTGGAGTAGCCTTGTAGAATTTATCACAGTTAATAATAAGGAAGATATTCGAATTACCTTCAAGGATGGAATGGAAATAAACAGTAAAGTAGGAAGGTAGGTAGGGTAGTAAGTAGCATCTGGCAATCTGCTGGGTGCTATTTTCCTTATAGAATGTGTGTAGTTCCAATTATTCAAGAAAATTACAATAGTATTTTAATGGTGTATGTTATAAAATCAATATAATAAGTTCGGAATTGTTTACAAACTGCGTCACATTGGTTATCGATTGAGAAACAGAAAATTTTATACTGCGAGGTTTAAATGAGATTAAAAGATAAATCTTCCGATATGCTTAAATATTTAAATTTACTCGAAGAAGAATTTAACAAGAATGACATTTCTTATACAGTTGAGGTTAATAATGAAATTCAAATATGGTTTGATAAAGAGAATAATTTCGGTTGTAGTCTCTACAGCATAGGTCTTGATATAACACATTTGGATGGTTCAGTAATATTTAATTTAGATGAAGGCTGGGAAGAGGATATTGCTAATATTCCTTATATTATAGACCATATTCTGAAAATAATGTCATACGATTTATATCAAATAGAATCTTATAAATTAAACAAGTTATGTTCAGTTACTCAGAAATTAGTTATTGATAATAAAAGAATTGCCTGCTCATCATTTACAATAATGAATATACTGTTTTTCATTCCAATATTTAAAAAACAAATATTTGAGAAACATTACAGATACAATCAAATAATAAATAAATTAATACGTATTAATAAATAGTTTCACTCTATTATAAGGTATTGTGATGTTGGGATGCCACGGAATATTTCTCTATTGCGATACAACCATAAAATAGTTAAAGGGGAATTTGAAATTGTTTGAATTAACAAATGAACAACGAAAATATTTTGGCATTACACCTGTTTCATCCAGCTGGGATTTAATTAAACTTATTCCAAGTCCGTATGATAAACACGTTACATTAGCATATTTTGATGGGAATACTATATGTAAGAAAGTACTTGTAGGTGAAAATTCTTATATGGAATGCGACTTAAATGAGGAAACAACCAGCAGTAGGACAGAACTTCTTCCAAAGACTGCACGCGGGAAAATTGTTAAATTAACTTCCTCAACCCTATCAAAAAGAACTCCAAGAGGAATGTATTTTTCTTATAATGGTGGCTATGTAGAAACAGGAAAGTGGGAGACGAACAGAACAATTTATAATTCCTACATTGAAGATATGAAATTAAATAATTTTGAAGACCTTTCATGTTGGGTTAAACAGTGGATAGCAGATACCACAAAAACTGACTTAAATGAAATTGCAGAGTTTTCATCATCAGCTATTAAGCATTGCAAATATCATGCTGGGGATTTTTTTAGATTAAAGCTAAATAGAAGATTATACGGTTATGGCAGAATATTACTTGATTATGATAAAATGCGAAAAGAGAAAATCAAATTTTGGGATATTTTAATGGGAAAACCTTTGGTAATCAATTTATATCATATAGCTACAACTAACAATAATATTAGTTGTGAATATCTAAAAGAACTTCAAACAATTCCCTCACAATTTATAATGGATAATGCATTTTTCTATGGTGAATATGAAGTCATTGGCAATATACCACTAGCAGATAATGAGCTAGACTATCCTGTTATGTATGGAAAAAGTATTAATTATTTAGATAGCAACAAGGTATTACTTCAATCTGGTCAAAATTACTTTGAGTTAAAGAATGCAGACCGTGCTTTGTATTCAGATTTTCGAAACAACGGAGTTGGTTTTGGGTTACATGTGAACCTGCCAATTTTAAAAAGATGTATCGAACAGAATAATAATCAACCCTATTGGGAGCAGAATAGTTATGGGACTAACACAGATCTAAGGAATCCAAAGTTTTATGCAGAACGAGAAGCGATATGTAAACAATTTGGTGTTTCTGAAAAAGATATATTCTTAAAAATGACTCTTTGATAAGGATATATGTAATACAGTTAAACTGGTTCACAATCGTATCATCTTAGTACAAATTGATAAATTATATATCTCTATTTTTATAAAAAGGAGTGCGTGTGAAAAAGTTAAATACTGCAAGAATTGTCTTAAATGGTAGTGTTTGTATTAATTTTATGATATTAATAATTGCATATTTTAGCTACCCCCCGGAAGGCTTAATGCTACTAATAGTTCCTATGAATATACTATCTTTAGTAATGCTACCGATTGCATGTATTGTTTTTGAAGTTATCCTCATATTAAAGAACAAACTAAATATTATTTCAATTCTTTTTATTTTGTTTAATGTTCTAATATTTTTTATTGCAGCATCTTACTATGGTGGTATGTATTAATAAACATTTTTTTCTCTATTGTGGAAGAAGTAACAATTAATTAGAGCTATATCAACGCAAAAAAAATGTTTCACATTGAAAGACTTGCCTGAAAGAAAAAGTTCTTGATTATTATATGAAAAATCGATACGGACATGGTGCATTATCGTTAGCACCGTGTCCGTGTTCATCGTTAAGAGAGTACCGTGTTCATCGTTGTATTGTATCATTTTCATTACCCTTATGAAGGTGGCGCATCATGGATCAAAATACTCAACTTCACAAGAATTTCTTTCCCTTATCCGACCAGAAGTTGCACTCATTTCCTGCGGTGAGGATAACAAAAGGGTAATGAAATTGATACAATATCGGTTTCGGTGTTCAGCTCAGGAAATGGCTTAACATAAGGGCTTTGTGGCTAGTTGCTCAGGGATAGTTCTAGTTCCCAGTGAAAAACAAATGGAATGTTTTTTAATAATAGCAACCATACTAGATTCGTTTGCACAACGATATTAACGATATAGCTTAATCGTTATAAGGTTATGTAATCGTTAGACTGTATCACTTAATGATAGACGAGTATTGAGATTTAAGCAGGGGCTACAATAGATTAGATAAAAAAAGTGTGGGAGAAATTGGTTTGATATTAATGGTGTGCTTTTTTATGTTAAACCAATGTATCAAACGCTAGAACCTGTATAAACAAGACGTTTGTTAAGATTCTTCAAGGAAAAGGTGCGGATATGAAGATTGATATGACTGTAACGGAAGAATAGAATATTACTTTGAATACACTCGTTTTCTTGTAAAGACGGGTGTATTTTTGGTGGAAATATGTATTCTTTTTTGTAATATATATTCACATGGGGTATAATGGAAGGAGGCTTAATCGGAAAAGTGCAACATTAACAATAAGAAATAAGTAAAACTATACAGGGGGTGGTTGATTGCGAAATATATTTAGGTCAGTGGGAGAGGCTGTTTTAGTAATATTTCAGACAATATATGCGTTCATTGGTGAATTTAGAAGAAAAGCAAGTGATAGATGTAAACTATATACCTTAATAGCTTTTTTGTTGTTTATATTTTTTGCCGGAATAAATATGTACGAATCACATTTAAATAAAAAAGCTGAGCGAGAAATTAATGAAACTGCTGATACGGTGTTTGATCCAATAATAACACTTATTGATGATATGGATGGACAAAGTCAAGAGATACTATCACCAGTAAAAAACGCATTTATAGAAATTAAGCCAATTTGGATAAAACTAGTTTTATTCATTGCGGCAGCAATTATTGGTTATATTATTAGCTTGATAAAAAAACCAGCGGATTATTTAAAGGATGTAATATACGAGGATATAGAAGAAATTCATGATGAACCAATGATGTGGATACCTTTTGTAATCTTAGTATT